ACAGGTGGCTCTGGCTACCACGCAAGCAACCAATGCGGCTAATTCTGCAACGGCGGCATCTAACTCTGCTACTTCAATTGGAAACGACGCCACGCAAACGGCTGCGGATAGGGTGCAAACTGGGTTAGACAGAGCATCATCAACTGCTTCGGCAGCGGCAGCAGTCAGTGACGCCTCTCAGGTTTCTACTGATGCTGCACAAGTTGCTTTGGACAAAGCAGCCACGGCAGCAGACCGTGTGGCAACAGGTCAAGATAGAACAGCAGCCAATTCTTCGGCTTCAGCAGCGTTAAACAGCCAAACCAATGCAGCCGCCAGCGCGGTTAGCGCGGCAAGCAGCGCAAATCAAGCGGCTTCAAGCTATGATGATTTTGATGATCGGTATCTTGGCTCGAAAAACACCAGTGGTGGCAACCCAACTACAGACAATGACGGTAATGCACTCTTAACAGGTGCGTTGATGTGGGATGACACAAACAGCTTAATGAAAGTCTATAATGGCTCAAGCTGGGTTGCAGCCTATGCTTCAAGTGGTGGAGCTTTGATAAACACCAACAATCTTTCGGACGTATCATCAGCGTCAAGTGCGAGGGGTAATCTTGGGCTAGGTACAGCAGCGACTACAGCGGCATCTGATTACGCCACAGCAGCGCAAGGTTCTTTAGCATCGACAGCACTCCAGTCCGGCGACAATGTTTCGGTGCTGACAAACAACGCTGGCTATTTAACATCAGTTCCAGCTCAATCATTCTCGTCCTTGACTGGCAAGCCGACCACCATATCTGCATATGGCATAACCGATGCTTTTGACGGTGCTTACGGTTCACTAACAGGCACTCCAACCATACCAACCAACAACAATCAGCTTGCCAACGGAGCAGGGTACATAACGTCTGTTCCGGCGCAATCATTTTCGTCCTTGACTAGCAAGCCAACGACAGTTTTAGGTTATGGGATTACGGATGTAGTCGGACAGTTTAGTGCTGGGACAGGCATTACTATTGCTGGCAATGGGACTATTGCAACCACAGTTACAGCAACAACTTCAGCTTCTGACTTGACATCAGGCACGCTTCCTAACGCACGCTTTCCTTCGGTGCTTCCAGCATTAGATGGTTCTCAACTTACGAATTTAAGCGTAGGCGGTGGGGCTATTACACTAGACAACTTCACTGGAGATAATAGTACAACAGCGTTTACATTAACTACTAACCCAAACAACGCTGACAATCTTTTGGTTACGATCAATGGCTTGATGCAAAGACCAACGACTGACTACACAGTGTCAGGAACAACCTTAACATTTACAACTGCACCTTTTACTGGAGCAAATATATCTTCACGGCTGGTAGGTGATGGCTCATCAAGCTCTGGCGGTGGCTCTTCGGCTACGGTAGCTGCTACTGGTGGAGATACTGTTGTAGAAAGTGGTGGATATAAAATCCATACATTTACAAGCTCTGGTACATTTACAGTCACAGCCGGTGGAACAGTTGAATATCTTGTAGTCGCTGGCGGCGGCGGTGGAGGTAGTCAACATGGTGCTGGTGGAGGTGCTGGTGGATATAGAAGCAATGTTTCTGGCGAAAACTCTGGCGGTGGCATAAGCGCAGAAACATCTATGACCGTAGCGGCTGGTAGTTTCTCTGTCGTCGTTGGTGCTGGAGGTGCTGGTGCAACTGGCGGCTCAAGTGCAAACAATCCTAGAGGAACGTCTGGAAGTGACTCAGTATTTAATTCCATCACTTCGCTTGGCGGCGGCGGTGGCGGTAGCTGGGGTACAAATAGGATCGGTGGATCAGGTGGATCAGGTGGTGGTGCCAGTTCAAGTGGCTCTGCCACAGGAACAGGTGGTTCTGGAACATCTGGTCAAGGATTTAATGGCGGTAGCACTCCAGCTAATTTGACACATGGCGGCGGTGGAGGAGGCGGTGCTGGTGCAGTAGGTGCAGACTCTACTGGTACTGGTTCTACTAACTCACAAGGCGGTGCTGGTGGAGATGGAGTGTCTTCAGTAATTTCTGGAACTAGCGTGTACCGTGGAGGCGGCGGCGGTGGCGGCACATACACAGGCACAGTTAATTCTTCGGGTGGTCTAGGCGGCGGCGGCACTGGAGGCGGCAGCGCAAACAGTAACGCAGGTATCTCAGCCGGAACAGTAAACACTGGTGGCGGTGGTGGAGGCTCGTCCACTAACGTGGCAGCGGCTCAAGCCGGTGGTTCTGGCGTAGTTATAATTAGATATGCAGTATAGGAATAAGTAATGGGACATTTTGCTAAAGTATTAAACGGCAAAGTCATAAACGTAATAGTCGCTGAACCTGATTTCTTCGACACGTTTGTTGATAACACTGCTGGAAGTTGGATTCAAACTTCTTACAACACACTCAACGGTGTTCATGCTCTGGGTGGCACTCCACTAAGACAAAACTATGCTGGCATTGGTTATAATTATGATGCGAAAGCAGACGTTTTCTATCCACCACAGCCCTACAATTCTTGGACACTGAATAGTACAGACTGGGTATGGGAATCACCAGTAGAACATCCTAACGATGGTGAACTTTATGTCTGGAATGAAGATGGTTTGCGCTGGGATGCAATCGTTGTTAGCGAGGAATAGATATGTCGCAAAAAATTAAAGTAGAACAAATAGTGGATTTAACCGCTATAGATAACGTAGTAGAGGACAACACGCCGCAACTTGGTGGTGATTTACAAAGTAATGGCAACGATGTTGTTTTTGCTGACAACGATAAGGCTATCTTCGGTGCTAATACTGACCTTGAAGTATATTCCGATGGAGCAAGCAGCTATGTTCATTCAAAGAAGGCTGGTGGTTATCTAAGATTAAAGTCTGAAGGTGGTATTGTTCTCCAAGCTGGCAACAGTGAGAATGTTTTGTTTGCATCACAAAACGGCAAGACAGCTTTGTACTTTGATGCAGCAGAAAAACTAGAAACAACCTCCACAGGTGTTGCAATCACAGGCACACTAGCAGCGACAGCTATTACTGGTGATGGAAGTGGATTAACCAATCTCCCTGCCGCTGGCATTGCCAATGTAGTAGAGGATACGTCTCCGCAGCTTGGGGCTGATTTACAAACCAACGGAAACGATATCGACTTTGCTGACAATGACAAGGCTATCTTCGGTGCTGGCAACGACTTGCAAATTTACCATGACCCCTCAGGTGCAGGACATTCTTACATCAATGAAACGAATGTTATTGGCAATCTAATTGTTCAAGCCGACAGCCTGACTTTAAAAAGAAAAGATGGTAACGCAGAAAACTTCATCGTTTGTCAAGCAAACGCTGCGGTAGATTTGTATTACGATGGTGCTAAGAAATTAGAAACGACTACCACAGGTGCCAAAATAACCGGCGCAGTAGAAGCCACAACTGTTGACCTTGGTGCGTGGACAGTAACAGAAAGTTCTAATGTTCTTTACTTCACACACAATGGAACCAACAAAATGAAAATAGATTCATCTGGCAACTTAACAGTTGTCGGTGATGTCACTGCATTTGGGAGTGTATAATGGCAACAACTAAAGCAATGACATTATCTGATCTACTCGACGGCAATGGCGATGTTGTTAATTCAGCACTTGATAATGCGTCCTCTTTGTTTGGTTTACCAACAGGGTGGACAATTGGTGCAAGTGGTAACGATATGATTTTCTCATACAGCGGTGCCGCCAAGTTTAAGATTGGCACTGATGGGGCTGTTACTGCAATTGATGATATTACAGCGTTTGGGAGTGTTTAGATATGCCAGTCCCTTCAAGTGGGCCAGTCGCAATAAGCGATTTGGTTGATGAGTTTGGCGGTACAGCCCCTCATTCAATGTCCGAATATTATCGCAATGGTGTTAATGTTCCCAGCAACAATACAAATGTCCCAACCTCTGGGGCGTTTGGTCTTTCCAATGCTAGAGGCGCAGTCAACGAGATTGCAATTGCAGCAACCAGTGGTACTAACATTGACATCTCAAGCTTGTTTGGTGGTAACTGGACAAGCACAATACCCAAGCGTCTAACCATTGGTTCTGGCGTTACTATAGGTGGCACAGGTTCAAGCGCAGCCATCATCATCCCGTCCAACATGGCTGGCACTCTTGAGATTGACAACGCTGGAACAGTCATTGGCTTCGGCGGTGCTTCAGCGGGAGCAGCCGGAGGTGACGCAATCAACAACGCTGTCTCAGGCGTTACGATCAACACCTCAGGTCAGATTTCTGGTGGTGGTGGGGGCGGGGCGAATGGGTCGGCTGGCGGCAATGGCTCCACAAGCACTACAGTACAAGGTACTGAAAACCGGAACGATGCAAATCATCGGGTTTTCTATGACAACGAAAGCGGCTACTCATATCGATGGGGTGGTCAAGTTGTTTCTTTTCCAACGTGTAGCGCATGTTATTTAGCTGGTTCAACATTTACCAACAATGGCGAATACAACAGCACTATCACAAGGCATGGGCCAATAACCACAACCACATCTACAACAGGCGGTGCTGGCGGCACCTTTGGCGTAGGGGCTGGCTATAACCAATCAGCTACAAGCGGTACAGCAGGTGCGGCTGGCGGGACAAACGCTGGCACTGGATCTTCGGGAACCGATGGTGGTGCTCTAGGCACAGCAGCATCTGACTCTGCGGCTGGTGCAAACGGTAACGTAACTAGCGGCGCAGCGGGTCAGTCAGGTGGGGCCGCTGGCGCAGCCGTGACTGGAACATCAGTAACAATGAATAACACAGGAACTTTACATGGAGCAGTCGCATGACCGCATATAATATTGAGAAGATTTCTAATGGTATTGCCACAGTGCGGTACGCAGACAATAGCTGGGCTGAGTTGGTACTAGCCGCAGACATGACCGAAGTTGAGCTTGACGACTTAGCGCACCAGTATGCCCCAAAACAAGGCGTTGCGCCTAGCTTTGCAACTGCTGGTTTCAAATCGACAGCTTCAGCTAAACCCACAATTGAGGTTGCTGACATACCAGATTGGAAGCAAGCTCGAATGAATGAGTACGGCACGATCGAAAGCCAACTTGAGTTTATCACTGAAAACGGCCTAGACGCTTGGCAAACTAAAGTAGCTGAGATCAAAGCTGCTAATCCAAAGACTTAGTATGAATGGATCCAGTCACCGGAATTGCACTTGCTAGCACAGCATACAAAGCTATTTGCACTGCCTTTCAACACGGCAGAGAAATTGAGCAGATGGCTGGTGATCTGGGAAGATGGATGCAAGGCATTAATGCTGTCAAAGAAGGACACTCTAAGGCAAAAGGCAGGCGCATTGGATCGGTAGAAGAAGAAGCGTTAGAAACATTTGCAACTTTGAAGAAAGCACAGCAAATGGAATACGAACTTCGTAACTTTGTTACTGGTCATTATGGAGTGGATGCTTGGCAGGAGATAATAAGAATACAAGCCAACATAAGGATCAAAAAGAAACAAGAAGCAATCGAGGCTGCAAGGCGACAAGAAGAAATCTTTGAATACATTCTTATTGGAGTGTCTTTGTTTCTAGTCGTTTCAGTAATAATGTGCGTTTTGTATTATGCATTAATGCAGTAGGTTTAACTCATGGATCAAAAAGATATATTAGATAGTGCAGCAATATTTGCAACGGTGGGTTCGATGACAGACATTCTCCCACCTGTAGCCGCTATCTTCACTATCGTATGGACTGCGCTTCGCATCTACGAGATGGAAACTGTGCAGCGTTGGCTTAAAAAATGTTCAAAGCGTTAGTGTTAGCATGTCTTATTGGTAATCCAGATTACTGCATTGAATTTGAAAATGCACGACACCCCCTCTCTACAATTGAAGCATGCAAAGAACGCACTATAGAAATGGCTAACGATATCAATGAATTAACACCTTACAGGGCAGTTTCTTGGAAGTGCCTGCCAATAAAGCAAGGTAGATTAACATGATTGCCATCATCAATGCTGTTGCCTCTCTTGCTGGCACATGGATGGAAGGCAAGGTCGAAACACAGAAAGCCAAGGTTGAAGTAGCCAAGCGCGTAGCTGCTGGCGAACAAGAGTGGAACCAGACAATGGCATCTGCTTCTGCATCATCTTGGAAAGATGAGTGGCTTACAATTCTGGTTAGCATTCCCTTAATACTTTCATTCACAGGGCATGAAGACATCGTGCAACGCGGCTTTGCTGCGCTTGAGACCATGCCTGATTTCTACAAGACAGCCGTTGGCGTGGTGTTTGCTGCCAGCTTCGGCGTTCAACAGCTAACAAAGATGTTTAAGAAATGATTGTCATATCCGAACTGACCGACCTCATTGCAAAGCATGAAGGTAAACGCCTGACGATGTACACCGACACAGTTGGTGTACCCACGATAGGCTATGGTCACAATTTGCATGAGCCAATCTCCGAGCATGCAGCCATGGTTATTCTGGCTGATGATGTTCGGGTGGCTGTGCAAGAACTTGACGAGCGTATGGATTGGTGGCGCGACCTGCCTGACAATGCACAGCTGGTGCTGGCATCGATGGTGTTTAACCTTGGTTGGCCTCGTTTCTCTCGCTTTAAAAAGTTCATCGCCGCCCTCGAAGACCGTGACTATATCCGCGCAGCCGCGGAGATGGAGGATAGTCTGTGGTTTCAGCAAATCAAAACGCGGGGGGCTGAGTTAAAAAACCTAATGTTGGAATGTGATGACAATCACCAATGAGCAGAAGCAACAAGCAGTAGACCTCATCAAAGAACATGGCACGATAGCATTAGCATCAGAAGCCAGCGGCATACCGAAGACAACACTCCATCGCTGGAATGCTAAAGCTAAAGCTGACTTTGCTGAGAGCCGTTACAACATCCCCGAATTGCCAGAAGATGATATCCCAGTTGACGAGATCGTTGAGCATCTGCACACACGATTTCGCAAACGCAAGGTGCATCGTGATGCAAAGAAATGGATACCTATCGAGATGAAATCTGACGAGCCTATTGGCTTGTTATGGATGGGTGATCCGCACATCGATGATAACTATTGTGACTGGGATAATCTGCGTGAGCATCTGCGTATAATCAACGAGTACGAGGGTGTGTATGGGTGCAACCTAGGTGACTACCAGAATAACTGGGTCGGCCGTCTGGGGCGCATATACGGCGAACAAGACACCTCTCACAAGACAGCATGGAAGCTGGTCGAGTGGTTAATCAATGAGATGAATCCTCTCATTTTGATTGGCGGCAATCATGACATGTGGTCTGGTGCCGGAGATCCCCTTAAATGGATGCAACGCCCGCACTCTATCCTCGAGGATTGGGAGGCTAGGGTTGAACTTAAATTCCCTAACGGCAGAGATTGCCGCATTCATGCAGCGCATGATATGCCTGGGCACAGTCAATGGAATAGCCTTCATGCTCAGAACAAAATGGCGCGGTTTAAAAGTAACGCTTCGCTCTATATAAGCGGCCTCCGGCATAACTGGGCTTTGGGTCAGATCGAACTCGTAGAGCAGGAAGCCACAGCGTGGCTTGCCAGAGCGAGAGGCTAC